TCAACCGCCGACGTGACGGTCACTCTCCCCGCAGCGACCGACACCTTGGTCGGCAAGGCGACGACTGACACTTTTACCAACAAAACCTTTGACGCTAACGGTACGGGCAACAGCCTGTCGAATGTTGATATTGCTGATCTGGCAAACGGCACCGATGGTGAACTCATTACTTGGGACTCCGCTGGTGCGCCGGCGGCAGTCGCTGTCGGGACGGACGGGCAGTTCCTTCAATCCAACGGCGCGGGCGCCGCGCCTACATTTGAAGACGTGGCAGCGGGGGGGTTTACCCTCACAGCGGAGACCGCCACGACTTCGGGGAGCAGCGCCACTATTGGCAGCGTACCTGCGGGCACTAAAGTTATCTATGTGCTGTTTAATGATGTGTCGTTGTCGGGTACCGATAATATTTTTGTTCAAATCGGTGACAGCGGGGGACTCGAAAGCAGTGGATACCTCGCCCACAGTCACTCCATTATTGACACGACTGTAGGCCGGGCGGGCGGCACAGACGGGTTCTATTTTGATATGGGTAACGCCGCATACGCTTTAAACGGTTGGCTATGTTTGACATTGCAGGACAGCACGAATTTTCAGTGGGAGGCGCACGGCGGTGGAATGCAAACCGCTGACAGCGAAGTGTTCTGCTCAGGAGACAAGGCACTCTCCGCTGAACTTACTCAGGTATCTATCGGAACGTCCGGCTCTAACACATTGGATGGCGGCGCCTTTGCGCTGCTGTATTCGTAGGGATAAACTTATGGCTGGTTTTATAGTAATTACTCAGTACAGTCTGGATAACCGGGTTGAGAAGGCACAACTGACAGACCCTAAAACCGATGAGTTGTTTAAGACGCGCGCCGAGGGTCAGGCTTTCATAGATGAGGTTCTGCCCAGCAGCTATCTAAATGCCTTTGTGACGAGCGACCCAGGGGATACGCAAAGAAATTGGCTCGTCGACCCCATCGCAAAGACCGTATCAATCAGTCCGCCGCCGCCCGACCCCGATCCCCAAGGAACAGACCCCCAAGCGCCGGGATACGATCCGGATTATGCGAACAATTTCCCAACCTATAGGAAGAAGGCCTACAATGAGGCTGGCGTGACAAACGAAGCGATGATGGTGGCCACTTGGGAAAGTTTGATGCAGGGCGCCCCAGATAATAGGGAGCGGGATCGGCTCCAGGCGGTCAGGCAGTCAGTTAAAACCCGCTTCCCTAAACCCTCATAAGGACAGCGAAGCATGGCGACTTCAGGCTCGACAGATTATAATCCATCCCGCGATGACATCATCAAGCGGGCGCTTCGCATCCTTGGCGTGATCGAGGGGGGTGAGAGTCCTTCTGCGTCGGATAAGGCGGATGCAGTTGAGGCTTTGCAGGGTCTGGTTAAGGCGTGGATGGCCACGGGTTTCCGACTGTGGAAGATCAAGGAGGTTACGATCTTCTTGGAACCCAGTCAGACCGTTTATTCGCTCGCCTCGACGGGTGATCACGCCTCGGAGACCGTCGTCAAGACCGAACTCGCCGCAGACGCGGCAGCCGCCGCTACCTCGATGACAGTGGACAGCATTACCGGTATAGCCGCATCGGATAATATCGGCATAGTCCTTGACGACGGCACCACACACTGGACGACGGTTAGTGGCACCCCCAGCGGCACGACCGTGGTGCTGGCCAGCGGTCTAGCCTCAGCGGCGTCCACCGATACTCATGTGTATGTTTATACGACGCGCGCGGTAAGACCGCTACGGCTTCGGTCGGCGCGCATCCGTGACGCGGCCAACTCGGATACCCCGATCCTGACGTGGTCGCGAGACGAGTATCAGGACACGACCAATAAGTTCTCTGAGGGCGTCCCGTCAGCGGTCTACTATGACCCGCAGTTGAGCACCGGTAAGCTGCACGTTTGGTTGACGCCTAATGACGCCAGCAGCCGGATACTGTGTGACATGGATATGCCCATCGAGGACATGGACGCGGCTACGAACACAGCCGATTATCCACAAGAGTGGACCAATCCCATCGCGTGGCTCCTGGCCGATGAGATGCGCTTCGACTTCGGCGTGCCCGCCGACGTGTCAGCCGGCATACACGCCCAGGCGAAAGATAAACTCGATCTCGTTCTTGGTTTCGATACGGAGGCCGAGAGTACATACTTTGGCGTAAGTTTGGACCCCGAGTAGATGGAAGTACAGTTCGCAGTCAATTCGTATCAGGCCAGGGCGCTCCCCCTGAGTGCTCAACGGTGCGTGAACTACTTCGCCGAGGCCGCACCCAAGGACGCCAAGAGCGACACCGTTCTCTATAACGCCCCCGGCATTAAGGCGTTTGGTTCCGGCGGGTTGGTCGGAGCAGTCCGTGGCTCCTTCTACATGGGTGGCGTTCTATACATCGTGGCCGGCAACACCCTCTACAGCGTGACTTCTGCGGGCGCGGCCACCAGCTTGGGTACAATCAATACCCATGTCGGTAACGTGTCGATGGCCGCGAACCGCGCCAGCCCGCAGGAATTGGGTTTTGTTGATGGGACGGATGGCTGGACTTATGATACCTCCAACGGCCTGGTTCAGATTACCGATGGCGACTTTGCCGCTGCTGACACTATCGCGTTTCAGGACGGCTACTTCATCTTTAGTAAGGCCAACTCATCTGAATTCTTTATCTCTGCTCTGAACAACGGCCAGTCAATCGACGCCCTTGACTTCGCTGATGCCGAGGGCAGTCCCGATGAGGTGGTCGCGGTGTTCTCCGATCATCGGGAGCTGTGGGTATTTGGTGAAATATCCACCGAAGTCTACTTCAACTCGGGTAACGCCGATTTCCCTTTCGAGCGTATTAACGGCGCTTTCATCGAGCGCGGCCTAGCCGCAGCCTTCGCCGTCGCGGCTGACGACAACACGATCTTCTGGTTGGGTGACGACGGTGTAGTATATAAGGCTAATGGCTATGTGCCGCAGCGGGTGTCAACGCACGCCATAGAAAATGCTATCGCGGGGTACTCTTCGGTCACTGACGCCATTGCGTATTTCGTCACTATAGCGGGGCATAAGCTATTCCATCTTACCTTCCCCACAGGACAAGCGTGCTTTGTCTTCGATGTGTCGACGGGGCTGTGGCACGAGCGTGAGAGTTTCGGCCAGAATTACTGGCGCGGCGGTTCTTCCTACGTGCGCGCGTACAGCAAAGACATCGTCGGTGACGCCTTTCAGGGTAAGTTGGGGGAGTTGGATATGGACACCTTCCAAGAATACGGCTCGACTATGCAAGGCATTCTGGTCAGCGGTGTGGTGCATAGCGACCGCAAGAACATTTTTCATAGACGCCTAGAGCTTGATTTTGAAGCCGGCGTCGGCCTCACTTCGGGGCAGGGCTCGGACCCGCAGGTGTGGATGGACTATTCGGACGATGGCGGGCGCACATTCAGTCTGCGAAAGCCCCAACGATCGCTGGGCAAGATCGGCGAGTACATGACCCGCTTGCGCTGGAACCGTCTTGGCCGGGCACGCAACAGAATATACCGGTTGCTCATCGCCGACCCCGTCAAGCGCACGCTTATCGGAACGCATCTTGACGCAGTTGCGGGGCATAACTGATGACCAATTTACCGCCCACCGTCAACCTCCCGCCGGTCAAGACACCGATTATTGACGGGGCGACCGGACTGGTAACTCGACAGTGGGCGCAGTGGTTTGAACTGATACTCAAGCGCACGGGGGATAGCACGGGTAAACCTGTGATCGGTAATGTCGTGGCGTATCAGACGACAGTGGCTTTTGGTGATCTAGCGTCTGCCGCCTCGGCAGCGCTGTTAACAGCCAAATCGGGTGAACAATGGAAGATAAGGGAAATCGTTTTGTCGGGCGCTGGCACGAACTTCTCAGGTGGCGGCGGAGATCGCTTGCTATCGATCACCGACGGCACCTCGACATGGAGCGTGATACCGGCCGCGACGATGCAAAGTCTGGCCGTGGCGCGGTGGGGCGATACGGGCGTGCCTTTCCCCGCAACGGCGGCGCACCTGACGACAGCTAGTGCGGCCAGTACGAACATCAGCGCAAAATACTCCGGCGGTGCGTCTGATTATACTGCTGGCAGTCTCACCCTAACGATCACGGCGGAGCGCGTGGCATGATCACCGCACAGGTCGAGCAGTGGAGCGACTGTTTAAACGAACTGCAAGAGCTATTCCCAACGCATTGGGAGGAGTTAGCGTCGAATAAAGACAAAGTGCCCCTGGAGCCGGATTATGACGCCTACGACCGTTGTGAACGGGCCGACCAGCTTCTTTTGGTCACTCTCCGAGATGGGGGTAGCCTTGTGGGCTATTTTGTTGGTATTATTGCGCCAGGACTACACTATCTGTCCTGTTTAACGTGTTCTATGGACATGTTCTGGACGCACCCGAGGATTCGAAACGGCACCGCTGAACTGCGGTTATTTCGACGAGTCAAGAAAGAGCTTGAGGACCGGGGCGTTAGCCGATGGCTAACCAACACAAAAATTCATCGAGACTGCGGCAGACTGTACGCCGCCCTCGGTTTTGAGCCGTTGGAGACGATTTACCACATGTGGATGGGTGATTGAGATGGGTTTAGCGGTAACGGGCGGAGCACTAATTAGCGGCGCCGCGTCTTATTTTGGGGGTCGTGAACAATCCCGCGCGGCGAAAGAAGCGGGCGCGTTACAGGCGGCGGCGATGGACCGTGCTACTGCGGAGCAGCGACGGCAGTATGACGTATCACGCGCCGATCTTGCGCCATACCGTGAAGCCGGCACGACGGCGATGGGCGAGTACGGCAGACTGTTTGGCGTGGGCCGTGAAGGTCTTCTGGACGAAGGCGAGATGATCGATGCGCGTCGGCGTTTCCAGGCCACCCCCGGCTATCAATTCAGAATGAGTGAAGGCCAGAAGGCCGTTCAGCGGGCCGGTGCAGCGGGCGGTCGCTACCACTCCGGGGCCGGCGCCAAGGCGTTGACGCGGTTCTCTCAAGGTCTGGCCTCCCAGGAGTTCGGCACTTACGCCAATCGCCTAGCAAACATCGCCGGCATGGGGCAGGGCGCGACCAACGTGGGCGTTCGGGCCGGTCAACAGACCGCCGCCAACATCGGTAACATAGCGATGCGGGGCGCGGGTCAGCAAGGCGGGGCACTCCAGGCAGCGGCCACGGCGCGTGCGTCGGGGTATGTTGGTGCAGCGAACGCGGCAACGGGCGCACTTCGCGACTACGGAATGTATCGCTATACGCAAGGTGTGCCGGGGGCGCCGGGGGGCGCGCCCATATACGGCGACTACACGGGTATGCCGGGCGCCGTACCACAATTCTGGGGTTGGAGATAAATTATGGTCACTCAGTATAATGTTCTTCCGGCCCTGCAAGTCCGTCAGCCGAATTTCGCCAGCGCCCTTCAGGCGGCTGAACAGATCAAGAGCAACCGGCTGCGTAACCGTCTAATGACTGCGCGGAGTGCCCGCGCACAGGCGGCGGAGCTGCGCGCCCAAGAGGTCCACGAGACCAAACAGATTAAAGCGCGCCAGTTGTCCGAACTCAGCAGAGGCATTTGGCGCGCGGAACGACGCGGCACACCCGCCGAACTCGGCACACCCATTGACGACGTCATGGCCCCCGGCGAGGGTGAGATCAGTGAAGCCGAGACGGCGCGCATAGAGCGGGGCGCACCCCCGCGCACGCCGCGACTCAACCCCGCAGCGATGATGCGCTCGCCGGCGTTCCGGGCGATGGCGGCTATCGACATTGACAGCGCCACGAAGACGGCTCAACTCATTAATACTATGGGCAAGGCCGAGACCGACCAGTTCGCTGCACGTAATAAAGTGCTGGGCGGAGCGCTTCAGCGTGTGCTGTCGCTTCCCGAAGAGCAGCGCCCGTTGGCGTACCGTCAGGCGTTAGGCCAACTTGCCGCACAGGGGTTTGACCTGTCACGAGTTGCGCCCACTTTTGAGCAGGGGCGAGCCGAGAACCGACTGGCCATGATCAAGGGGGCAGATC